AATTCAATACTGCTTTTCCATTGGAAATGTATCTTTCTTCCGCCAATGAATACATGGGTGAGAGAGAAATGTTTACCAAATTTGGTCTAGAAATTCGTAATCAAGTCACAGTTATTGTTTCTAAAAGAGCATTCTCACAAAGAGTACCACCAAATGCTTCATTAAGCAGACCAAATGAAGGTGACTTAATTTATATTCCTTTTCTAAATGGTAGTGGTGAATTGTATGAAATCAAGTTCACAAACCAGACTAAAGACTTCTTTATGTTAGGTCGTAAAGTTCCATACTATTACGAATTGGAACTTGAGAAATTCAAATACTCACAAGAAGTTATTGCTACTGGTGTGGCAGATATTGATTCTGTTGTCACAGATTCAGCTTACACACTACATCTAAATGTTGGTGCAGGTTCAGGTTCTTATCAATTAGCAGAACAAGTATACTATTCTTCTGATAACACTTATGCAAATGCTACAGTATTTGCTACAGTTCAAGGCTGGACACCTTCTTCAAATACATTATCTGTATCTAATATTACTGGTGAATTTGTTGATGGCGGTTACATACTTGGTTACACCAGTGGTGCAGCATACACATTGGCCACATTTGACCCATTGGCTTCACCGGCAAATAAAGAATCTTATGATAATGAAGTTACTGTGACAACAGCACAGCCATATGTCAATAATTCCGAAATCAATCCGATTGGTGGTCTATAATGGCTAATGTAGTTTATAACCGAATGATTCGTAAGATTACTGTTGCTTTTGGCGAACTGTTTAGTAATATTACATTAGTCAGATACAATCCAGACCAAACAGAACAAGAACGTTTTGTTGTTCCTATTGACTATGCAACAAAAGAATTGTATGTAATGCGTATTCAAGGTGACCCAAATTTAGATAAAAAAGTTCAAATGACTTTGCCTCGCATGTCATATGAAATGAATGGACTAACATACGATTCGACAAGAAAACAGAACACAAACATACAAAACTTTGCAAAAAATAATGGTGCAATACTGTCACAATACATGCCAGTACCATATGATTTTGACTTTTCTTTGTATCTTTATGTAAGAAACATTGAAGATGGCAACCAAATCATTGAACATATTTTACCATTCTTTGCACCAGATTATACAATCAAAGTGAACATGATTCCAGAGATGGGTATCGTCAAAGAAGTTCCAGTGATTTTGAACGATGTTAAATATGATGTTACATATGAAGGTGACAGAGATTCTGATACCAGAATGGTTATTTGGACGTTGAACTTCACAGCCAAAGGTTTTGTGTTTGGTGCAAATACAAGTGCTAACTTGATTAAAACATCTATCACAAACATATACAATGAAATTTCTACAGAACAAAACATCAAATTCAACATGAATACTGGTGGTTCTGGTGATTATATTGTTGGAGAATCTGTCTATCAAGGTGTAAGTCCAACATTATCAACAGCATCAGCTACTGTTGTTGCTTGGGACTTTGATAAGGTATTAACAGTTTCAAACATGAACGGAAACTTCCTTTCTAACACAGCACTGATTGGACAAAACTCAAATGCCAATTGGTCATTCTATGGATATAACTTGGTACCACAACAAATGGCTAGAATAATCGTTGTTCCAGAACCAACGGATGCAAATGGAAATGTTTCTTATACATACTCCACAGACATAAAAGAAACAATCGACATTCACGCATTCACCACAAATACAAATTTTGCTGGAGACATGACCACAGAAATTGGTGTGGACGATTTGAACAAAGAACAAGAAAACATTACAGACCTAAGTCAGGGAACCTAAAATGGCAAGAACACTACAGTTTAAAAGACAATCTCAGGCCTCAGTTGCCAATACAACAGGCGCAAATGGTGAAATCATTATTGACGACACAAATTATACTATAACAGTTCATGATGGTGTTCGTGCCGGTGGTGTTCGTCTTGCTACTGAAGGTTTTGCAGAACAAAACCCAGGTTCAAATGCAGTCTTCTTTCAATCAAATGCTGCACTTTCTCTTGCTCTAACCGCATACGGACAAGCAGTTACTGCTACTGTTTATGGAGCATATTCTTTCCAGCAAGCAAATGCGGCGTTCGCCAAAGCCAATACGGCTTCAGGAAATGGTTTTTCTGCACTATCAAACACTGGAAATACTGGTTCAACAACACAAACTTATACCACATTATTAGATACACAAGGTGTTTTACACATACCACAAAGTAACACGTATTACGCACACATTAGAGGTGATACACCAAATGGTTTGCAGCTTGAGGGTGCTGAGATTGTTTTAACCGCAAACAATCCGGGTACAAGTTATACAACTTCCAATTCATGGTATTTCAATACAGATGGTAGTGCTACGTTTCCAGGCAATTTGCAACTAAATCAGCTGTATTTGAATTCGCTCAACGTAGGCACATTGAGTTTTTATGCATCTGGATTGTTTGGAACTTTCTCCGCAAATGCAAACACATACCAACAAGTGATATTGCAAAATTCAAACACAGGCACACAAGCATCGGCCGACTATGTTGTGTCAAATTATTATAGCACAGACGGTTTTCTGTATGGCGATTTTGGTATCAATGGTCCAAATTTTGTTGGATCAGGTTCATTAAATACAGCAAACAATGTATATTTGTATGCAAATAACACAGATTTGGTTATAGGAACCGCCTCACAAAACGTATTACACTTTGTTGTAAATGGTGGAGCAACCGATGCCATGAACATCAGTTCTTCCGGAGTAAACATTGGTCAAGTATCTATTGACAATAATGGAAATATCAAAGCGAATACTATTGATTTTGGTGGCGCAAGTCTTTCCACATCACATTGGGGTGGCCAAGGCCTTGTATCAGAAGCAAATAGTGCTGCGGGTATAGGCTACAATTTAATGAATATCTCAAATGAATATAATGGCAATTTAGGAGATATCTATATTCAGGCCAATGGAAATACCGTATTTGCAGCTATTGATACAAATGATGGTACAACACAACATACTTTTAATTTTGGAAGTGACGGCTCACTAACTATACCTAATAAAATTATTTTTGCAGATAATAGCACATTTAATGGCAACACACTGATTACAGGCTTATTAGATTTACAAAGCACAAGCAATACATTGATACAAACCAGTGCAGCTGGTGGTGCAAAAACTTGGAACTTTACATCATACGCAGAACAAATTTGGCCAGATAACACTGTTCAAACAACAGCATTCTCAAACACTTATATAAGTCAGATATTGAGCAATGCAAATACCGCAAACACACCAAGTGCTACATCTAACGCTGCATTTGTAAAAGCGAATGCTGCATTTACACAAGCTAATTCTGCTTTTGCAGCGGCTAATGCAGCAGCAACAATAATTCCACAAAATGCACAAGCATCAAATTATGTTTTGGCCAATACAGATGCAGGTAAACACCTTTATTATACCAATGGTTCACCTGTAAACTTGTATATTCCTTGGACATCAAATACAACATATGCAATTGGTACATCAATCACAATTATTTCTCATACAAGTTCAAATGTGACAGTAACACCAAATGTTGGTGTGAACATGTATCTTGCTGGCAACACAACAAGTGCTTCACGCAATGTTACAACATACGGTATGGCAACACTAATTATGACTGCTGCCAATACATGGTACATTAATGGTTCTGGAGTAGTATAATGCTCAGTTCAATGATGATTATGAATAATGTGGTTTATATAAACACGGCCAACTTAACCATGGTTCAAGATAGTTTATATTACAATCTAGACATGGCAAATTATACGTCAGGTAACACTTGGCCAGATTCTAGTGCCAACGCAAGAAACTTTACATTCTATGCAGGTAATGGCACAACTACTCCTTGGACAAGCACATCTAACGTAGTTAATTTGGGAACTAAAACTGCTTACTTCCACGCAAACAATTCAAATTGGGCCAAAGCACCTAGTGCATTTATGAATCCCAGTTTAAATTATACTAAAGGTGCTGTGATTCGTGGTAATGGTTCAAACACAGCTCCAATGGGCGCAGGTTACTTACAGTGTTCTGCTGAAGCGAGAGATACAACTTGGTTCAATAATGGAACACAAGCATTTGGTGCTGGCAATCATTATAATGGTGCTACATATTCTGATGTAACTCAAACCACAGGCGCAGAAGCAAACAACACTTGGTATTATGTAAGCGTATCATATAGTACAACAGCCGGATGGACTCTATATGTTAATGGAAATCTTGTTGGTAATAGTGCTACTGTATTACCTGGACCAACATCAACCACTCCAGTTATTGGTGCAACACAAACATCTCCAGGTTTTAATGGTGATATAGCTGCGGCTCACGCATACAGTAGAGTCTTGTCTGCGACCGAACACCAACAAAATGCTACATACTGGTTGTCTAGATACAATGGTTCTTTACCATCTTAACATTTTATAAAAACTATGAGTACATTTGAAAAAAATATGGAAGAAATCTTTGATGTGGTACCAACACCAAAGGCACCTGTCGTACAAAAACAACAAGTGCCTGCTGCTGTATCGCAAGAAAATCTTGAAGAAGATTTGTCTGATGCTTATGAACAAACTAAAGCCAATCTACAAGATTTGATTGACCAAGGTAAAGATGCAATGGCAGAGATTCTACAGATTGCAAAAGATGGTCAACATCCAAGAGCATTTGAGGTATATGGTACTCTACTTAAAAATGTGGTAGATGCCAATAAAGAACTTCTTGCAGTACAAAAACAAATGCGTGAGATGGATAAAAAGAACCAAAACACCACAACAAATATCGATAAAGCGGCTTTCTTTGTCGGCTCAACTTCAGAACTGAATAAGTTGATTAAGGGTATGAATGAGTGATAATAAAGACAGTTACCGTGACAATCCTCTACTAAAGAAAGTTGGCATACAGATAAAATACA